CATCGACACAAAGAGTACACTGGCAAGGTGAATCGTCTAGACAAGCTCAAAGAGATTCTCGAGACGATCGGCGCCGATTCAGCCGATAGTTATGCCGATGAGCTCGAAAGGCTCATCGACCGGTTTGAAGAGGATGAACGCATCGAAGAGTTTAAAGTGGCGATGAATGATCAACTCGCAAAGTTTCAGGGGCTCAGGTCGATCATATGCATGGAGGATGTCGGCGAAAAGTACATGTGTTTCACCTGTCTCGAGCGATCGGTCGACGTGTTTCTCGATCCGTGCGGCCACGTCGCGTGTACACAATGTCAGGTGCGATTTGGCACCTCGTGTCCATTCTGCCGGGTCGCCGTGACGCCGAAACGCATGTTCCTCGGCTAGATCCTGAATGTACGAACCGACGCGTGCGCCTCTTGCCAAAACGTCTTGGGATCGGTCGTGTACAGCTCATACAACGTGGCGTTGTCATCCTGCTTCTTCACTTCGATCGACGCGAGCTCTGGTGGAATCTCCTCGAGGAGCATGGTTTGCATCGACGCGAGCTCCGGTGAAAACAGCGTCGCGTACGCCATGCCAATGTCGAGATCGAGCCCCTCTTCATCGGTTCGGACCCAGTAGTGTTCGCAGACGTCACCGGGACTCACGCAGAACCCCTTGACGACGTGCGCCTTGACGTCGAGCAATCTACACAGCAGCGCACAGTGGTGGACGACAGATCCCTCTACTTTACGCAGCTTCATACGCATGGCGATTCTCTTTACTGACTCCATTCGCTATACGTCTGACGGCGCTCCATGTCTATATCTTCAACCGGTGGCTGATTGAACTTTACGAGCTTTAGTTCCTCGTTCATCGCCTCCGCCTCGCCGAGATCACTGCCGTACACGACAAATGGCGACATGGACAAGCTTTCGGGTGGACCATCCGTGCTCGCTGTTATCGGCACATCGGGAATTGGCTGAGGCTGCACGGGACTCGGCTCGGTCACGGGAGTGGGTGGCGTAGGTGCAACGGCGGGAAGCTGTGTCGGAACAACTTCAGTCGGCGTCTGACTCGGCTCCTTGACGAATCCACTGCTTGAACGATAATACATTGCGGCCAGGATGGCGATGACAATCAGACCAATGATGATTCGAGTCCAAAACACCTCCTTCATATACCTTATGGTACGAGAAAACCTCAAGAACCTTGATCGTTCTTGGGGCTTTGTTGCCCGGATGCCGTAGTTCGCTGCTGCTGCTGAGGTGCACGTCTTCTAGTTGGAGAAGGCGAGGCCACCCATGCCGCTCTGGATGCGCAGCACGTTGTAGTTGATCGCAAACACCTTCTGGGTCGTCGCCTGAGAGTTGGACTTGAGGGAGATGGACAGCTGGGCGTTGTCGATGCGGGAGAAGTTGCAGGTGCCGGTCGGCTGGTGCTCCTCCGGCTTGAGCGCGAAGGAGTAGGTGTAAATGCCCGGGTAGGGCGTGCCCGTGTGGTGGTAGAACGGCTGGACGCTGTTGAAGTACTTGCCAGACTGCTCCTTGAAGCGATCCTGGCCGTTGAGGATGATCTTGAACAGGTGCAGAGGACCCACCTCCACGCCCACGTACGTGTTACCGTACAGGCCGTTGCCGCCGCCGAGGCTGTTGCCACCGATCAGCTGCGTGCCCTCCTCCGTCCAGAAGGCGTTGCCAGACAGCACGTTCGCCACCTGGATGTTGCTGTTCACGATGTTGAACGGGCCCAGCGTGATGTTCAGGGGCACGGTCGTGGCGTCGGTCGCCGTCAGGTTGGACGACGTGCCCAGCGGGTAACCGGTACCCGGTGCAACCGCCGTCGGCGTGTACAGGTGGGGCACGCCAAGGTGGTGAGGCAGAACCGTGCCGGAAGCAGCCAGCTGCATGGGATCGCACGTGACGTTCACGTTGGACGTGCCCGTGCAGAAGTTCCACATGCCGTTCAGCTGCGTGCTCTGGGTCGCAGCCGCCGTCGGGTGCTGGTAGCACCAGATCAGCTCCTTGACGGGGTGGTTGAACGCCACGCGGACCAGCTGCACGTTGCCCTCCTCGTTGCTGCCGGACGTCAGGGAATCGCCGCCGGTGTGCTGGATCTGCTCAATCAGGTACTCGTGGCCCTTCTGGGCGAAACGACGACGCTCCTCAGTGTCCAGGTAGACGTAGTTGGCCCAGACCTCGAAGGCCGAGCCGGCAAAGTAACCGTTGTAGTACGCCGTCGTGTCGAAATCCAGACGGACCTCGTGGTACTGAAGAGCAATCAGCGGCAGGTAGAGGCCGGGGTTGCGGTTGAAGAAGAACAGCAGCGGGAGGTACACCTTGGGCTTGGACGTCTGCGTCGGGTTGGGGTTGGACATGGACGTCATCTTGCCCCAGGCCAGCTTGTCAGCCTCGGCCAGGAACAGCTCGGCGTACAGGCGCCACCAGGTCTGGTAGTGCTTATCGATGCGCTGGCCGCCGATCGTCAGCTCAACGGCGGACACGGCACGCTCAGCCATCCAGTTGGCATCCCACTTGTCGTTGGTCGAGGTCAGCAGCAGGGAAGCGGCGACGGGTGCCACGCCGGTCGAAACCGACACGGGCGTCTTCGGCGTCAGGGCCAGGTGCATGCTACCAACCAGATCGCCGTTGCGAGCAATGGTCACGGACAGACGGGTCTGGTTACCCGCCGTGCCGCTCACCGTCTGCTGGATCAGCTCCATGGCAAAGTTCGTGTGGCGCTTGTACACCGCCTGGAAGAAGGTCACCTTGGGGTTGCCCGTGAGGTAGACATCCTGAGCGCCATAAGCGACGAGTTGCATGAGTCCACCAGCCATTTATCATTCCGCAAGAGAAAAAAACAACAGGAAGGTGGTCGCCTTCGTGTTGTGTTTTGTTTTTGTGGCTGCTGCGGTTGTCAGAGTTCTAGAACGAAACGTCTAGTTGGAGAAGGCGAGGCCACCCATGCCGCTCTGGATGCGCAGGATGTTGTAGTTGACGGCGAACAGCTTCTGCAGGGACGTGTTCACCTGAGACTTCATCTGCACGGACACCTGGGCGTTGTCAATGCGAGAGAAGTTGCACGTGCCGGTCGGCTGGTGCTCCTCCGGCTGCAGGGCGAACGAGTAGGAGTAGATGCCCGGGTAGGGGCAGCCGGTGTGGTAGTAGAAGGGCTGCACCTGGTTGAAGTACTTGCCAGACTGCTCCTTGAAGCGATCCTGGCCGTTCAGCACAACCTTGAACAGGTTCAGGGGGCCAACCTCCAGACCCACCTGCACGCTGGTCGGCACGGAGCCGCCCAGGACGGCGACACCCTCCTCCGTCCAGAAGCAGTTGCCGGTCAGGGCAATCGCGCCGGGCGTGCCAGCCTGGGTCAGCGTCATGCCGCCGGTGTGGAACAGCACGGGCGAGCCAGTCGCGTGCGGGTGAACGAAGTTGTTGCTGTTGGCCAGCATGATCACGTTGGAGGACACGTTCACGTTGGCAGTCGCCGAGCAGAAGTTCCACATGGCGTTCAGGTTGGAGCCGTAGTTGGCACCGGCACCCTGGCCAGACGCCGCCACGGACGGGTTGGTGTAGCACCACACCAGCTCCTTCACCGGGTGGTTGAAGGACAGGCGGATCAGCTGGGGGGAGCCCTCCGACTGGCCGGCCGTCGCGGAGGACGTCACGGCGTCACCGCCGGTGTGCTGCACCTGCTCGATCAGGTACTCGTGACCCTTCTGGGCGAAGCGGCGACGCTCCTCCGTGTCCAGGTAGATGTAGTTGGCCCACACCTCGAAGGCGTTGGTCGTGCCGAAGTACTTGTCGTAGTAGGTCGTCAGGTCAAAGTCCAGGCGCACCTCGTGGTACTGCAGGGCAATCAGGGGCAGGTACAGACCCGGGTTGCGGTTGAAGAAGAACAGCAGGGGCAGGTACACGCGCTGGTTCGTGGCGTTGCCGATGAAGTTGCTGGACGTGGTCATCTTGCCCCACGCCAGCTTGTCACCCTCAGCCAGGAACAGCTCGGAGTACAGGCGCCACCAGGTCTGGTAGTGCTTGTCGATGCGCTGGCCACCGATGGTCAGCTCGACGGCCGCCACGGCGCGCTCGGCGATCCAGTTGGTGTCATAGGCACCGTTGTTGGAGGACAGCACGTTCGCCGTGGGCTGCAGAGCCAGGTGCATGTTGCCGACCAGGTCACCGTTGCGGGCGATGGTCACGGACACACGGCCGGAAGCGGCCGGGGAGCCGTTGGTCGTCTGCTGGATCACCTCCATCGCGAAGTTCGTGTGGCGCTTGTACACCGCCTGGAAGAAGGTCACCTTGGGGTTACCCGTGAGGTAGACATCCTGAGCACCGTAAGCAACAAGTTGCATCAAACCACCAGCCATTTTGTAGTTAGCCAAGAAAATAATTGACGCGCCGCGCCAGCGCAGCCTTAAAGTTTTTGGCCGCCTATTTTACACATGTCTTCTGATCGTGAACCCACCGTGCCTGAGGATGAGGAGCTGGACCTCGGGGATGAGGACGAGGAGGAGTTTGGCGAGGATATGCTGGTGAGCCTCCTGACCACCGAGGATGGGGATACGATCCCGACCATCCTGGCTGGTCTTGCTGGGTCTATGGATGCGATTGCCAAGCACCTGGAGAAGCAGAATGTCATCCTGGTGAAACTGCTGTCAGCCCTGACTGCTGCCAAGCCCCCGGCACCCGTTCACATTGCCGCGCCGGCCTAGAGCTTTTTGCGAAGAAACACAATCAGGACGCCGATGAGCACTGACCATCCCACCAGGTGATCCACCTTGTTCATCACCTGGATCTGCTGGTCGGCCATCTTGTTAAACTCGTCCTTGTAGCCCTGGGGCTTAAAGGGTAACCAAAAGTACCGTCCAAACGGTACAACCGTCGGGCCGAGCTTGTCCCGACAGTTGTACGAGTAATCATACCATGCGAGCGCGATATACGGGAACCAAATCAGAAAAAAGAGGACCCAAAAGTTCTTGGGTGGCAGGTACCAGTAGCCCCCTGCGATTGCGAGCGAAAAGATGACGCACTTGATGTTGAACTTGAAGGGGGCGCCTGGAAAGATCCCGCCGGCCATCTACTTCTAGCTAGAGAAAATAGACGCACACTGTGTAATGGATCCGCCACAGAGTTTGCGTGATAAAAAGCGGACTGCGGCCAAACGGGACAAGGATCGCCACATTTACTCGTCGAAAGCGGTGCGTATCAAGGAGGCTCTGGCGGCCGCCAAGAAGACCTGATAAGAATTTCTCGCGCTACATCACCATGGAGCAAGTACATACGATCGACCGGGAACCGACACGCGAGCATGCACAGGAAATACGTATGGAGGTTCTTAGGTCCGAGGTGACGAGTCTGACCCCAGACCGCCTTGAACAATTCATCGGGCAACTCGAGGAAAAGATGGGTCTGACCTGTAAGGGTGATCGATTCGCACCGCTCACAAACGGGTTCCGCCAATTCTTTCGTGATGACGAACTTGACGCAAACGGCATGCCACAAAATGTCGACCTAGAGCGAATCCTAGAACAAAAGCGTCGTCTCGTAAACCTCTTCTCCGAGCTGTACCATCGTTCAAGCGAGCTGGGTCTCAAGGATACGCCCACGCACGACGTCAACGGTGACGAGTTTCGAATCTCGTTTCGCATGATGCGTCTCATCGAGACGGCTGACGATGCGTACGAGATTATCTTCAGGTATGTACGTTCGTTCGAACGGATCAATCACCCCACATGCATCGCGCCCGTCACGGATGACGTGGAGCTATCCATGTTTCGCTGCAAGACGATCGACGAGGCTGATGACGAGAATCAGCCGAGTCCGTTTCAGTGCCTACTGCTCTACCTCTTGAACAAGGCGTACATCATGAAGATGCGCCGGTACAAGGGGCAGTGCTGCAAGCAGATTGAGACGGCCGATGGGCACCATACCAAGGCGTGGAAGCCGCTCATGGAGATCAAAGAGTTTGTCTATTTTTACACGCAGAAGGAGGACAAGTACGACATGTGGCGTAACCTGACGAGCAAGGGGAGCATCGTCAAGGATACAATCACTCACCTGAGCAACTGCCGCGACATGCAGTTTCCAGAAATCAAGAAGAATAGGTACGTGTGGTCGTTTTCGAACGGCATCTTCATCGGGAAGGAGTGGGATGCCGTGCAGGAAAAGTACACTTCGCGCTTTTACGAGTACGACAAGCCGGATTGTCAGTCGCTCGACCCGACGATCGTGAGCTGCAAGTACTTTGACTTGCCGTTTGATCACTTTGAGGGGACGACGGATTGGTACGACATTCCGACACCGTTCATGCACTCGGTGATGAGCTACCAAAAGTTTTCGGAGGATGTGTGCCGCTGGCTGTACGTGTTTGTCGGTCGTCTGTGCTTTGACACGGGTGATCTCGACTCGTGGCAGGTGATTCCCTTCTTGAAGGGTATCGCTCGCAGCGGCAAGTCGACCATCATCACCAAGGTGTGCAAAAAGTTTTACGACAATGAGGATGTGCGCACGCTGTCCAACAACATCGAGAAGAAGTTTGGTCTCTGGTCGATCCACGACGGTTTCATGTTCATTTCGCCAGAGGTGAAGGGTGACCTCGCGCTCGAGCAGGCGGAGTTTCAGTCGATGGTGTCCGGCGAGGATGTGTCGATCGCGCGCAAGAATGAAAAGGCGTTGAGCATGACGTGGAACGTCCCGGGTATTCTCGCGGGTAACGAAGTGCCGGGCTACCGCGACAACTCGGGATCGGTGCTCCGTCGTCTCGTGACGTGGAACTTTGGCAAGCAGGTGGCTCGCGCAGATCCGAAGCTGGATGAGAAGCTCGAGGGTGAGATTCCAGCCATTATGTGCAAGTGCATCCGGGCCTACCTCGAGTATGCCCAGCGTCACAATGGCGAGGATATCTGGAACGTCCTGCCCGAGTATTTCAAGTCGGTTCAGAATGAGGTGGCTAAGCTGACGAATCCGCTCCAGCACTTTCTGTCGTCCGAGAAGGTTGAGTACGGGCCAGACAAGTTTGTGCCCCAGAAGATCTTCGTCCAGATGTTCAACCAACACTGTACCGAGAATCTGCTCGGCCGGTGTCGCTTCAATCCAGACACGTACGCCGGACCATTCTCGTCGCGCGATATTGAGGTTCGGAACAATACGTGCTCGTACAGGGGTCAGGCGCTCACGGCACAGCCTGTCATTTACGGTCTCGACTGTGTGATGACCGACATGGCGGCGCAGGATGTCTAGCCCTTAAAAATCTTGACTAGTTGTATGAGCTCGCCGACGCGCGCCGCCGCAAAGAAGATTGTGAACAACGCAATCAACAAGGTTCGTAAAGCGAACGCTATCTCCCGGATAAAGAAGGTTTTCGGGGCGCGCCGTACTGACGCTCGTTCCGTCGGCACAAAGTACAATGGGTCGGACTTTTCACTCTCACCCGTTGAAATCACGGGACGTACGGTGTCGTTCATGATTTCATTCTCGCGGTTTCAAGTCCCGGCGAAACTGCCAGCCGGTTTCGTCTCGATCGACGGTCGTCGGCTTCTCAGCGGACCAGTCGTCGCACGCGTCACAAAGACGGGTATCCTCGGGAACGTCGACGACGTCAAGCACTGGTACGTAAAGACGAACGCCGGGTTTGCACTGATCCATGCCGGTGGCACTGTTCAGATTACGGCACCCAACACGACCGGTCGGGTCGCTGCTCAGCTCGATCGCATCATGCCCGGCATCCTTGACACGGCAAGTTATTCCCGCGTGACCAAGTTTGACGCCCGGCTCAAGGTGAACCGCTACATAAACCCCGAACGGTTCACGGCGGCGTTCGCACGCGAAATCAGCACGAGTAAAGGAAGCATCGAGTATGAGCCCGAACTCGGCGTGTCTCGGATCGTCATCAAGTGGAAATCGCCCGCCATGACGTTGA